CGTCTGATTGCGAGATCCGCCGACGTGGTCGAGCGCGATCTGCTCTCGACGGGCGAGCTCGATCATCGCGGCGGAGGTGGTCGCGGGCGAGGTGAAGAGCCCGCTCTCATCGTGGATCTGCTTGCCGTAGAAGACCTCGGAAGCGTGATGCTCGCGGATCCAGGCGATCAGAGCCGCGATCTTCTCCTCTGAGACTCGCGTCCGGCCGTTGGAGCTCGCCTTCGGCCTCGGACCGGGCTTCGCGTGTCCTTCGCGGCCGGGCTCGACCGGGATCCGATCCTCTCCGACGAGCGGGCGGAGCGCGGAGACGAGCTCCTTCCGCAGGAGACGGAGGTCTTTGAGTTGCGCCTGATGGACCTCGATCCATTCGTCGACGTCGTGCAGTCGCGAGAGCAACGGCTCTGCGATGTCGCGGAGCTCGTTCTCGATGCCGCGCCTCAGATCAGAGGCGGTCGTGGTGCTCATGGGCTGATCCTCCGGGAAGTCGGATGACATGGATTCGCGGAACTCTAACTTCTACGGGGACAAGTGTCGGAAGCCTCTCCCGAGATCCCAATCCGACATTTGAAAAGTGCGCTTATCCTCGGGATAGGTGCCGAGCTCGGTCTACTCGACGGAAGAGGTGAACTCGCTTGTAGGCGAGCTCGACGACCGCGTGACGGCGCTGGAGCAGGGGGAGCCGCCCGGGCCGGATCCCGGTCCTGAGACCGAGGTGATCGGCTTCGGCGTCTCCTTCGGTGGGATCGGCTACACGGACGACTCTGCGAAGCGTGGGCGGATGATGGACGACGCGCTCGCGATGGGAGCTCAGTCGCTCCGGATGCAGTGGTGGAGGGCTCAGTCCTGCTTCGATGCGATCCACCAGGCGGTCGGGAAGGGGCTCGTCCCGTTCACCTGCGTCATGCCGGACTACTCCGAGACGGTCATCGACCGAGCTCGCGCGAAGAGCTACGGGACCGAGGCGGCCAACCTCTTCGGGGACGTCGTGAAGGATCTGGAGTTTTGGAACGAGCCCGACCTGACCTCGACGTGGACGCCGCAGAAGTGGGCGCAGGCGGCGGTCGGCTTCCTGGAGGGCGTCGAGGCTTCGCAGCATCCCGACTGCCGCGTCTGGCAGGGGGCGCTCTGGACCTGGAAGATGAACTCAGGCTCTACCACGCAGGGGGCTTACGAGTGGTGGAAGCAGGCCTACGACGAGTGGGACCGGATGGGCTTCTCGGGGCTTCCGGGCTTCGGATGCTCGGGGCACATGTACGGCGACCTGGGTTGGAACGATCCTCGGAACGCGCTCTTCGCCTACTTCGGACCGGACGGGACCGGGACGACGCACGACTGCATCCGCGCTCTCATGGATCGGAGCGGCGACGAGGGGAAGCCGATCCTCGCGTCGGAGTGCGGTCATGGGACGCCGAGCGCCCAGCCTGCGGCGGTGAGCTCGATGTTCGATCTCATGGACGGCGGGCCGCTCGACAGCTTCCAGGTCTACTGCCAGTGGGACGACGCGGCCGGGACCTTCGGCATGCGACCGGCCGAGGGTCAGACCGCGCGGCAGGCTTACGGGATCTACCAGTCCAGAGCCGCAGGAGGAGCTCGGACACATCGGCGCTTCCGCTCGGTCCCGCCGGGTCCGACGCCGTGGCAGCGGCGAGGAGACGTCATCCCACGAAGGGAGGCAGCGTGAGCGTGGGCCGGATGCTCAGCGCCTCAGCGGTACATGCCGCTACAGGCCATCCGGTTAGTCCCACGCTCACCCGTCTATTCCGGGCGGAAGGGGGAAGTACGACATGAACGGCGGATGGAATGTGAACCTGCCAGGGCTGGCGCTGATCGTGATAGCGGCGGTCCTGGTCGTGGCCCTGCTCTGGGGCTGGGATCTGACGGCGTGAGCGATGAGCGGGATCACGCTCGCTCTCGGAGACCTTCCGGACTCGGTGGTCGCAGAGATCCTTGCGCTCCTGGAGTCCGTCTACCTGACGAGCGGGGATGCCGAGCTCGGCGTCCTGCTCTTCCGACTGGAGGGAGTGACTGCGATGGGTGAGATCACCGTGAAGGACGACGAGACCACGCTGACGGCGAAGGTCACGGCGCTCGATGCCGAGGGGCATGAGACCAGCTTCGATGAGACCCCGACCTGGGAGAGCTCAGATGACTCGGTCGCTACCTGCTCTCCGGATGAGGACGGCTACTCCTGCGCCTTCACGATCGGAGCTCCGGGCTCGGCCGTCATCACGGTCACCGGCATCGAGTCGAGCTCAGGAGAGCGAGTCGAGATCAAGTCGGTCGGCACGATCACCGTCACCTCTGGCGATGCGGTCGTCGGCTCGGTCGAGTTTGAGACCGGGACGCCGTGATGCCGAGCTCTGTGAGGAAGGGCAGAGGGAAGCGGCCCTGGAAGATCGTGGACAAGCGGAGCGGGAAGACGGTCGGGACGTCGAAGACGAAGCGCAACGCGAAGCGATCCGCGAGCGCGAGGGACGCGAGCCACAAGAAGCGATGATGGCCCCCCGTTTTCTTGTGGTCGGGGGGCGGAAGACTCCGCGCTTTTCCGCAGTTTTCCCCCCTGCCTCGGAGCGATGAGCACGACCTCCCCGTACTCCGGGCGATACGCCCGACTCAAGCGGATGCTCCAGCAAGAGCCGCGAATCCTCTGCGCCCACTGCAAGCGCGAGCCCGCGACGACGCTCGATCACGACCCGCCGCTCGCGATGCACAAGCACCGCGAGGGCTCGCACTGTTGCCGACTGATCCCGAGCTGCGAGAGCTGCAACCGCGCGGGCGGAGTCGCCGTCCAGAACGGCTACTGGCGTCCGGGAGCGGGTCCCGTCGAGGTCGAGGAGGAGCCCGAGCGCGAAGGGATCGGGATCGAGGATCCGCGCTGGAAGGTCTCCTGGCTTCGCTCGCTCAGGAAGCTCCCGGAGAACGCGACCTGGCCGAGGCTGATGACCGTCCCGCATCCTCGCGCCGTGGACTCGCTCGGTCCCGAGTTCATCGCCTGGACGGAGCGGCGGCTCGGCAAGGAGCTCCGCTGGTGGCAGCGGCTCGTCGCGACTCGGCTCCTGGAGATCGACTCGGATCAGAGGCTCGTCGGGGAGTCGATGGTCCTCTCGACCGCGCGTCAGGTCGGCAAGTCCTGGCTCCTGCGCGAGCTCTGCCTCTGGCGGATCGAGCAGGGCGAACGCTTCGGGGAGCCGCAGGACGTCCTCCACACGGGCAAGGACCTCGCGATCTGCAAGGAGGTGCAGCGGCCCGCTCGGCTCTGGGCGAAGGCTCAGCCGGGGATCTTCAAGGTCCGCGAGGTCAACGGGCAGGAGGAGATCGAGCTCCTCGCGGACGGCTCGCGCTGGATGCTCCGCGCGAAGGAGGCGGTCTACGGCTACTCGGTCGCGATGGCCGTCGCGGACGAAGCCTGGAAGGTCCGCGCGAGCTCCATCGAGGAAGGTCTGACGCCGACGATGGCCGAGCGCGAACAGTCGCAGCTCCTCCTCGTCTCGACCGCGCATCGGCTCGCGACGACGCTGATGCTCGGAGCCCGTGCGACCGCGCTCGCGCAGCTTGAGGAGGGCGACGGCGACCTCCTGATCGAGTGGTCGGCTCCGCGTGAGGTCGAGCTCGATGACGTTCGCGCCTGGAGGCAGGCGTCTCCGCACTGGGGTCCGCATCGCGAGCGCCTGATCGGGAAGCGGCTGAACGCGCTGCGGACGGGCGAGTACGTCGATCCGGAGGAGCCCGAGCCTGAGCAGAGCTTCCGCGCTCAGTGGCTGAATCAGTGGCCGAAGGCGCTCACCGAGGTCACCGGCACCGATGAGCCGCTCCTTCCGGCCGGGCAGTGGGTCGGGCTCGCGGAGCCTCAGCTCGTCTCGACCGGGCCGCTCTTCGTCGCGATGGAGGACGACTACGGTCTCGGAGCGGCGGTCGCCGCCGCCTCGCGGCTTCCGGACGGGCGGATCGAGGTCGATGGCTGGCTCTGCGAGGACTGGGACTCGGCCGTCCGCGACGTCCAGCGGCTCGCGGAGAGCCGCAGGATCCGCGAGCTCCTCGTCGGAGCCTCGCTTCTGGATCGGCTTCCGCCCTCGACC